CTTCGACCCCTTCGACCCGGTATCCGCCGCGATGGGTGCCCTGCACAACCAGAACCTCGCGTCGGCTGCCGAAGCTAAGGCAAAGGCTCAGGCCGACCAGACCGAGTTTTGGACCCAAGCCTGCAAGCCCGCCGAAGCCCGTGCGGCCAATCAGACCGAGCACATCCAAGCCATGCGCTATGCTGGCAACGAACTCGCCCGCGTCCTCGATGACATCATGCAGTCCGAACTCTGCCAGTTCGACGCCATCTCCAAGGCTTGCTGTATCGCCACCATCGCCAAGTGGAACCGCGCCAAGACCGGGCAACTGTGATGAGCCTCGAAGAACTACAGGCCGATAACGCCCGCCTCAAGGCCGAGGTCGAGCGGCTGACCAAGCAGGTTGAACGACTTATTGTTAGCCTCCAGAAGTCTCACGACGAACACGGAGAAGCACTTTACAAACTGAAATACAAAAATGAGCGACAAACACGGAGAAGCACTTTACAAACTGAAATACAAAAATGAGCGACAAACACCTCGAAAGAAAAGAAGTTCTTAATCTAGTCTATACCCAACAGGCTGATAGGATGGCTGATGCTTACGCCAGACTTATGGCTGACTTCTCGCAGACGACTGCGTGGGGTCGTGGGCTTGAGTCCGACCTATCTTGGGCAAGGTCTGAACTGATGCAGGTCAAGGCCGAGGTCGAGTTGTGGAAACTTCGTTCTGATAACTGGCAGAAGTTTTGCCAACTAACTCGACCAGAAATGACTGACGAACTTAATCGCCTCAAGGCCGAGGTCGAGCGGCTGACTGAACGCCTTGGCGGAGTGCGGCTGATTGTGACGGAAGAAATGTATGACGAACTCAACACGAAGTATCTTGAGCAACAGCACGAACTTCAGAACATCGCTTTGACGGCTAGGCAAATCCTCGATGAGAAGATAGACCTCAAGGAACAGGTCGAGCGGCTGACCAAGGCCGGGGATGCGATGGCTGAAGAGTTTAGTTTCATCGGCTCACCCGATGGAGGGTTTAATAGCATCGAACGCTGGAACGCCGCCAAGGAGGGCAAGCAGTCCAATGGCTGACACCCCCAAGGGCATCGAGAAGATCGCGACGACCGTCCGCGGCCAGTATGCCCTGCTCCTCCTCCTGGACGGCTTCCCTTACGTCGAGTTCACCGCCCGCAAACACGCCGACTTCCTGACCGACCTGAACGCCTGGAAGCGCAAGACCTACCCATCCCTGTCCCGGTCAAACGTCCGCTTCTTTACGCTTGCCCCTAACGGAGAGATAAAGGAACTTACCTTCACGCCGACCCGCTCATGACCAACCGCGAATCAATCAAGCGCCTCGTCGAGAACATCATGGGCTCGCTGGCCACGGTCCAGCACATCGCCGGACGTTATGAACAGCACGACGCCGACATCATCACGCTCTCCGACCTGAACCGCTCGGCCATCACCGAGCTACAGGTCTTCACGGATCACATCGAGACCGCTGATGAGTCCGCCCAGGTCAAGCCGCTCCATGACCGCGTCCACGTCCTCGTCGTCCAGCTGCGCGTCCTGCGGAATACGCTCGAGGCCATGGAGAACGCCGCCGAGGCCGCCCTTGAAGACGTGCGCCGCATCTCCGCCTCTGTCGAAAAAGCCAGCCCTGAAGATGACAGCCTGTGAACTCTGCAAGGGTGCGTGCTGTGAAAGCATCCTCCTGCCCATCGACGCGTCCCCGACCACGACCGAATTCTACGCCGCCCGCGGCGAGGTCTTCATGATCGTCGGCCGCACCTTCGCCGAACTGCCTTCCCGATGCCCGCACCTCTCCGGCTCCGGCAAGTGCAAGACCTACGCCAACCGCCCGGTCGCCTGCTCCCGCTTCGCCGTGGGCTCGACCATGTGCGTGACCGCCATCCAGCGCCGTCGCCCCGATCAGGCCGACGCCATCATGGCCCTTCTCTGACCTTTCCCACCAACACCCAATAACACACCCATGCCCGACCTCATCACCGAACGCGTCATCTATGACGGCATCCAAGCGCTCAACCAATCCGGCGCGAAGGAACTGCTCAAGTCACCCGCCCACTACCAGGCGTATCTCGCCCGCACCCGCGAAGACAGCAAGGCCCTCCGAGTGGGCACGGCGGTCCACAAGCTCGCCCTCGAAGGGCTGGACGCTTACAACGCCACCCACGCCATCGCCCCGGACGTGGACAAGCGCACGAAGGAAGGCAAGGCCGAGTGGGCCGAGTTCGTCACCGCCAACGAAGGCAAGGCCATCCTGACCGCCGAAGAGGGCGCCGTCGTCGACGCCGTGGCCAACTCCGCTGCGGCCTGCATGAAGCACAATGGCATCGTCCTTTCCAAGACCGAGGTCATGTTCACCGCCTTCCTCGGCGATACCCTGGTCAAGTGCGCCATCGACGGCATCTCCGACGACGGCTACATCTACGATCTGAAGACCTGCGAAGACGCCAGCCCGCACGGCTTCCTCCAGTCCGTCCGTAAATACAAGTACGCTCTCCAGGCTTACTTCTACCGGCACGCCGTCGAGTCCGCCTACAAGTGCCGCGTCCTTGGCTTCCGCTTCATCGCCGTCGAGAAGGAGCCGCCCTACGCCCACGCGGTTTACGAGCTGGGGCCGGAACTGATGACCGGCGCCGCTTTCGACTTTGAGAAGGCGCTGACCCTGTACAAGGACTGCACCGCCTCTGGCAACTGGCCCGGCTACCAGACCGAGATCACCACCATCGACATCGCCGCCAAGCCCAGCGCCGCGAACAACATCAACTTCGCCTAATACACATATGAACCTAATCAAAGTCACCCGTTACAACGGGCACAAAGAAGCCTGCTATGTTCGCGCCGACATTATCACCGGCGTCGCTCATCACGCCCCTGATAACTGCACCATCATCTACGACGTGACCAACTCGGCATACTACGTCAGCGAAACCGTCGAACAGGTTTTGGCTATGCTCAAAATGTGCTCCCCTGGCCGAGTTCAGAACATCGTCACCGTCTCGGACTCCATCTAACATGGAACCCAACAACGACCGCCCCCCGCTTACGTCCATCAGCACGAACGGCACCTATAAGCTGAAACTCATCAAGCCCAAGTTCGATAAGGTCAAACAGTGGGAGGACGGCACCACGTCCTGCCGCCTGTTCTTCGTCGACGACAAGGGCTTCTGCCTGTCCAAGAACTTCTCCAGCAAATACGGCAAGGCCCTCGCCATGCTCGTCGGCAAGTTCTCCGGCAAGTTCACCAACGAGATCCGTCTGGACGCCACCCCTGCCGAGTATCTGGAGTACCTGTCGCCCGCCTGCGGCCAGACCATCCTCGTCGGCGTCGAGGTCGAGGCCAACGGCGAGTGGCAGGGTAAGCCTCAGTACAAGTACAAGATGACGTATCCGCGCGGCTCCCAGAAGCCGACCGCTCCCGAAGAGCCGCTGCCCCCCGAAGGCGTCCCCTTCTAATCCCGTGACCGAAGCACCCACGCCCATGGCCGCCCCGACGCTCGTCCTGATCGCAGGCTACGCCAGGGCGGGCAAGGACACGCTCGCCTCCGGCATCCTTGAGTGGTCGCAGCGGCCCGCCGAACATATCAACTTCGCCGACGCCCTCAAGGAGGCCGCGAACCATTACATGGATTACCTCGGCCTTGATGGGGACTTCTTCAAGGAGGACTTCAAGGTCGATAACCGTGACTTCCTCGTCCACGCGGGCAAGTTCGCCCGGCGCATGGATCGGGACGTGTTCGCCCGCCACTTCGCCAACTGGTGCCCGGTCATGAAGCATCACGACCAACCCTCCCCCGAGACGGTCGTCTGCTCCGACTGGCGCTACGTCAACGAGCTGCGCGTCTGCCAGGATATCCTCTGGGAGAAGGGCTGGAAGGTCCGCACCATCTACGTCGCCACCGCTGGGGTCGGTCCGGCCAACGACGAAGAGCTCGACAGCATCGCCGAGATACGCGCGTCCCACCTGTTCGACCAGGAGTATATCTTCAGGCCGTCCTCGCGTAACCAGATCATGACCGAAGGCCGCAACCTCGCACGCTCATGGAGACTATGAACCCCGAGACGCTGCGCTGGGCGAACAAGGTCGGCCTGTCCCCCGACCGCGTGGCCTTCCTGCTCGCCTGCCCGAAGTATACCCGCACCGGGCGAAACGACAAGCCCGCCTACATCAAGGCCGAGAACCCGAACCATCACCTACAGAAACTCGGTGACTGTTATTGGTTCCGCCTCCGCCGCCGTGGCAAGGACATCGTCGAGAACATCGCCAGCGACCTCGAGACCGCCCGCAAGCGCCGTGACGAGATGCTTGCGGCCTTCGACGCCGGGAAGCCCATCCCTTACATCAACGTCCGCTAATGAGCACCCCAACCCGCTTCGTCGCCTTCGGCGATAACCACGGCGACATGGCCGACGAGAACGCCGTCGAGGCTCTCTGCGAGTTCATCAAGGACTACAAGCCGACCGTCCGCGTCCACCTCGGCGACTGCTTTGACTTCCGATCCCTGCGCCGTGGAGCCGGGCAGGATGCCGAAGGCGCCGAGTCCCTCATCTCCGACATCGAGGCCGGTGAAGCCTTCCTCGAACGCACGAAGCCCACTGTCTACCTGATGGGCAACCACGAGCACCGGGCCCAAGCCCTTCAGCATACCTCCGGCTCCGCACTGGTGCGTGACTACTGCGCCGACCTCGAGGCCCGCATCAAGACAGCCGCGAAGAGCTGCGGAGCCAAGACCATCCTCCCCTACCACGCCGAGAAGGGCGTCTACCGACTCGGTCAAGTCGCCTTCATCCACGGCTACGCCCACGGCCTGAACGCCACCGCCGAACAGGGCAAGCACTACGCCGACCGCGGAGGCGCTCTGATCCACGGCCACACGCACACGCTCG